AAGATATGATGTGATGGCATTTTATAAAGTTATTTTTTGAAGTGTAAGATTATACGATATTTTTAGCTACGCCAGAATAATTGCTGGCGTTTTTCTTTTTGAATAGATGTTCGGGCCTTACGCTAATGTAACTTCTTTCCTTCTTCGAACCAAACCGTGTACACCATCCGTTATCTGCGGAGGTGAGGCTATGAAATCCATGGATAAGTTAACAACGGGCATCGCCTACAGCACCTCTGCAGGCAGTGCTGGCTACTGGTTTTTACAGTTGCTCGATAAAGTCACGCCCTCACAGTGGGCGGCAATAGGTGTATTGGGTAGTCTGGTATTTGGCATGCTGACGTATCTGACAAACCTTTATTTCAAGATTAAAGAAGACAAGCGTAAGGCTGCACGGGGAGAGTAATTCAATGACTCAAAAATATGAACTGATTGTGAAAGGGATCCGCAATTTTGAGAATAAAGTTACGGTAACTTTAGCGTTACGGGACAAAGAACGCTTTGACGGTGAAATTTTTGACCTGGACATCTCGCTGGACCATGTTGAAGGTGCCGCGCTGGAGTTTTATGAGGCAGCAGCCAGAAGGAGCATCAGACAGGTCTTCCTGGATGTTGCTGCCGGGTTATGTGAAGGGGACGAGCTGTTGCCAGAAACGCGACCCTGTTCAGAGGCTCGGTATACCATAAAAATTAACAGTTCAGATAACTCGATTACGGGTTGTTAGCTTTTTGCAGTTGGCTTTCCAGTATCTTTCATTGGTAGCATCCTGATAAATATCCATGAATACTAAAATCAGATACGGCCTGTCGGCTGCTGTTCTGGCACTGATTGCCGTCGGTGCGCCTGCGCCTGATATTCTCGACCAGTTTTTGGATGAAAAAGAAGGTAACCACACTACGGCATACCGCGATGGTTCCGGTATATGGACCATCTGTCGTGGTGCCACAATGGTGGATGGTAAGCCCGTCATACCGGGAATGAAGCTGTCGAAGGAAAAATGCGACCAGGTCAACGCCATTGAGCGTGATAAGGCGCTGGCATGGGTGGAGCGCAATATTAAAGTACCACTGACCGAACCACAAAAAGCGGGTATCGCGTCATTTTGTCCCTATAACATTGGCCCCGGTAAGTGTTTCCCGTCGACGTTTTATAAGCGGCTGAATGCTGGTGATCGTAAAGGTGCATGCGAAGCGATTCGCTGGTGGATTAAGGATGGCGGACGCGATTGCCGCATTCGTTCAAATAACTGTTACGGTCAGGTTATTCGTCGTGACCAGGAGAGCGCATTAACCTGCTGGGGGATAGAACAGTGAATCAGATATTCATGGTGATTTTTCTCGTGTTGTCAGGATTTATCGTCGGAAATGTCTGGAGCGACCGAGGATGGCAAAAAAAATGGGCGGAACGTGATGCTGCCGCATTATCACAAGAGGTAAATGCTCAATTTGCTGCTCGAATAATTGAACAGGGGCGAACTATAGCCCGTGATGAGGCTGTTAAAGATGCACAACAGAAATCTGCTGAAATTTCTGCCAGGGCTGCTTATCTGTCTGATAGTGTTAACCAGTTGCGTGCCGAAGCAAAAAAATATGCCATACGCCTTGACGCAGCGAAGCATACCGCAGATCTTGCCGCTGCCGTCAGAGGCAAAACAACCAAAACCGCCGAAGGAATGCTCACCAACATGCTCGGAGATATTGCAGCAGAAGCTCAGCTTTATGCTGAAATTGCTGACGAACGCTACATCGCAGGAGTGACTTGTCAACAGATCTATGAATCTTTAAGAGATAAAAAGCATCAAATGTAGGGTAATATTAAATCGGAACATTTACATCGCGGAATGTAAAATTTAAATAAAAAGGACTCTTCCATGAGCCAAAATTCCTGAAATCTTAAGGGTAAGATAAAAGGTCTTAATCAGAATGACACGTTTTATTAATAAATAAAGCTATTCTTTCATTGCTGTGTTTTTCTTTACAAAAGTAATCCTTGCTATGGGTGGTTAATCATGCGTTAATGGTGTTCTGGTTTGTTACAAATTTATCTGAAGCAGTCATTGTTATAATTTTATTATTTGTACCTCTTGAGATTTCCTTGTTGGTTTTTCTCTCTGATATTTTTTTCGGACCATTCTGCCCAAGGGCTAATTTCTTCAAAAGGTAATAATTATGTCTAACAAAATGACTGGTTTAGTGAAATGGTTTAACCCTGAAAAAGGTTTTGGTTTCATCACGCCGAAAGATGGCAGCAAAGATGTGTTTGTCCATTTCTCAGCAATTCAGAGCAACGATTTCAAAACATTAACTGAGAATCAGGAAGTTGAATTTGGTATTGAGAACGGACCTAAAGGTCCTGCCGCTGTTCATGTAGTGGCGCTTTGAGGTAGACAATATTACAAACCATATTCACTTTAGATGCCCGTGTTGTCATGGTTCCCAGTATAGAACATCATCTTTTGATGTTTCTGACATGAATCCTTTCGGGGCAAAATGTATCTTTTGTAAATCAATGATGATTACATTTGATAATATTTCACAATACTTAAATGCCAGCCGTCTGTCGTTGGATTTAAAAAAGTGAAAATGAAGGCTCCTTCGGGAGCTTTTTTGCTTGGTGTCTATTCGATGGATACTCACATACTACGGTAACATCATGAAAAAAATCATAGTTTTTTTTAACTCTGAACCAGCAGTGGTAGTGCCAGCGATGACTGGAGTTAACACCATCATGCGTGAATATCCAAATGGCGAAAAAACACACCTTACTGTAATGGCCGCAGGGTTTCCATCTCTGACCGGAGATCATAAAGTCATTTATGTAGCCGCGGATCGACATGTTACTTCAGAAGAAATTCTGGAAGCAGCAATAAGGCTCTTGAGTTGATTTGATGCTATTGCATTGATAATTCAGGAAAATTCTCTTTGTCTGTTTGTGTAAAATTTAGACTATCGTATGTTGATTATTGCGATGTTTCATCTTATCTTTTACACGTTTGCACCATATAATCGACTTACTGTGTAACTGGAAAGTCATAACAGACTAAAAGAGGAAATGATGAATATTGAAAACTTAAAAACAAAAGCAGAAGCAGATATTTCTGAATATATAACAAAAAAAATTATTGAACTTAAGAAAAAGACCGGGAAAGAAGTTACCAGTATTCAGTTTACCGCACGGGAAAAAATGACGGGTCTTGAAAGCTATGATGTCAAGATTAATTTAATCTGATGTATTCAATAATAAAATTTATCCATAAACCTCGTTTTTACGGGGTTTTGTTATATTTGAATGGTTCCGAATATCTAAATCACAATTGTTGATGGTTTTTATTAAACCAATGCAGTCCGGCTCAGGAGTGAGAGAAGCCGGACGTTATGGTTTAGCGTGGTAAGATCTGTGTAGTTTTCTGGATGCTTTCAGTAAATAGTAATGAATTATCAAAGGTATAGTAATATCTTTTTTGTTCGTGGATATTTGTAACCCACCGAAAAACTCCTGCTTTAGCAAGGTTTCTTCTGTATTCCTGAAATGTGATCTCTCTGGATTTCAGCTTATTAGAGGTCGTTTCTATAAGATGCCTATCCTTTGAAAATTTGACAGACACAATGTTTTTTAGGCCCTTTAATAACACTGTATTATCATTTTTTAATACAATATGAACATTCTCTGTGGCTAAATAGTAAATGTAATGTGAGACATTGTGACGTTTTAGCTCAGAATAAAACCATTGATAGTTTAAATCGTTTCGAACTTTATCAAATATTTGTTTAAAAATGACTACCTGATCCATAGATAAACCTTCCATGTGATATGAGGGGGCGTAGTCTGCACGATTATCTAAATTGCTTCAATCTGGTCTGACTTGTTTTCTGAGCAATTCAGTAATGTCACTCTTTTCTTTGTTTGCTTCAGAAGAAACTCTTTTTTCTGAGCACAGTCTCCGGCGGCAGGCTTCAATGACCCAGGCTGAGAAATTCCCGGACCCTTTTTGATCAAGAGCGATGTTAATTTGTTCAATCATTGGGTTAGGAAAGCGGATGTTGCGGGTTGTTGTTCTGCGGGTTCTGTTCTTCGTTGACATGAGGTTGTCCCGTATTCAGTGTCGCTGATTTGTATTGTCTGAAGTTGTTTTTACGTTAAGTTGATGCAGATCAATTAATATGATACCTGCGTCATAATTGATTATTTGACGTGGTTTGATGGCGTAGATGCACGTTGTGACATGCAGATGATAATTATTATCATTTTGCGGGTCCTTTCCGGCGATCCGACAGGTTACGGGGCGGCGACCTCGCGGGTTTTCGCTATTTATGAAAATTTTCCGGTTTAAGGCGTTTCCGTTCTTCTTCGTCGTAACTTAATGTTTTTATTTAAAATACCCTCTGAAAAGAAAGGAAGCGACAGGTGCTGAAAGCGAGCTTTTTGGCCTCTGTCGTTTCCTTTCTCTGTTTTTGTCCGTGGAATGAACAATGGAAGTCAACAAAAAGCAGCTGGCTGACATTTTCGGTGCGAGTATCCGTACCATTCAGAACTGGCAGGAACAGGGAATGCCCGTTCTGCGAGGCGGTGGCAAGGGTAATGAGGTGCTTTATGACTCTGCCGCCGTCATAAAATGGTATGCCGAAAGGGATGCTGAAATTGAGAACGAAAAGCTGCGCCGGGAAGTTGAAGAACTGCGGCAGGCCAGCGAGACAGATCTCCAGCCAGGGACTATTGAGTACGAACGCCATCGACTTACGCGTGCGCAGGCCGACGCACAGGAGCTGAAAAATGCCAGAGACTCCGCTGAAGTGGTGGAAACCGCATTCTGTACTTTCGTGCTGTCGCGGATCGCAGGTGAAATTGCCAGTATTCTCGACGGGATCCCCCTGTCGGTGCAGCGGCGTTTTCCGGAACTGGAA